GTTTTTTGTTTAAGTAGTACCATGTTTCAGCCGGATCTAAGTTGTCTGTCATAGCGTGAGCTATTGGAAAATATAAAGTTTGTTTACTTGTAGCGATTGCAATTCCTGTAACAAAACCATCTTTTCTTACTGCACCTAAACCTTTTGTCTTTAGGTTAGGATCATAAGTTTCTAAGTCAATTGCAACAATATCTATATCAGTTAAATCTAGATCTTTTAATTGTGGAACCGTACACATTATTTGTAATCCCTTTCTTTAATCATTTCTAAGTAATGTATTGCTTTATCAATATCTTCTAACTTACCCTTTGATTGATGTCTACAGATATATTTAATTGCATTACCTTCTGCAAAAAGTAATTTATTTTTATTTATAAACTCTGCCGGCTGTATTTCCATGTACATATAATGTGTACCTGAAACTTGTTTTTTATAAGCACTCATGTCTAACTCCTAGTGTTGTTGTGTATTTGCCTGGGCTCTTTGCTAAAGTCCAGTAATCAAAAATACCTCTGCTGTATGCAGTGTATTTTAATCTTAGTGAAGTAAAGTAAAAATCTTTTTTTGTAATGGTCTCATCAACAATAACATTGTCAAAGGTCAGTCCCTTAACTGTGTGTATGTTGCCATAAAAGACTTGAACCTTGTCATCAAATTTAAATCCTTTGCTTAAAACTTTTTTAATATAAATTAATTTTTCTTGTGTAACTTTAGAAGGGATTCTAACTAAATCAAAATCAGTGTACTGTTTAGTTTCTTGTTTTAATAAACCTTTGTCAATTAACTGGTCCACTGTGTAATCTTCTTTGATCCAGCCATCAAAAATTTCTTTATTAGCTTTGCCTCTGACAATTACTTTGCTACCCATGTAATCCCAAAAGTGTTTAATTTGAGTTAAACTTACAGCCATACCTTTTATAAAATCCGGCCATACCTTGTGCGCTCTTAATTCTTTCTTAGCTACGTAAGAAGTGTTATCAACATGACTAAATTCTAATCCGTGTTTAATAAAAAAATTTCTACAACGTATGTCGCTAGGTGTCCCTCTGTAAGTAAATAGAAAAGTTTCAGTTGTATTTTTAATTTTATCTAACAAAATATCTAAATTACCTGATTGCTCTAAATTTGGTAGATAATATCCATTACCTTTAATAATTTCGCCCACAGAACCCTTATTATGCCTTTCGGAGTACTTAGCGGGTGTCCACACCCTATGAGACCCATAGCGGTCCCAAATAGGCTCTATGGCCTTCCTACAGTGTTTATTAATAGCTTCACTACATCTTTTACCTTCTTTGAGCTCATCGTAAGGATTAGCTGCTAATTTGTGATATTTGTCTGCATCAGAGCCAGAGTACTCAAATAAAGTTTGATCTGCGTCTCCTACTAAATAGTAATGACCTTCTTTTACATTTTTTGCCATCTTTTCAATAGCTAATGTTTGGGGTACATTACTATCCTGACACTCATCAATAACCAATGCGTCAATGTCTGGATCTTTTACATCAGGATGTAGAAAATCTTCCACCATATCAGCATAATCACATTTGTTATTATCTTTGTGTTTTTTGTAATCTGTATAGATTTGATACAAAGTTTTAATTAATTCAATTGTGTAAGGTTTATAAGAATCTTTATTACATATTTTCCAATACTCTTCTAAAGTTTTACCATGTCCTCTTGCATCAGAAATATATCTATAGAATTTATGTTTTCTTTCTATATCTGTTTGTGGATCTAATTTAAAATATTTCTCTTGTATAATTAAATTATTGTGATCATCTAAATCAAATTTCTCTTTAGGTAATAATCTACCTTTACAATAACTATGAATTGTAGATATTGTTTTCTTCATAGATTTTAATGTAAATCCCCTACCTTGCATTTCTGGAAGTTTAAGAACAGCTTCTTTAATTTGATTAGCTGCTACGTTTGTGTGTGATAAGATTACTATCTTCTCTGGTGGGTAATCTTCTTTTAATAATTTTTTATACAGCCCTAAAATAAAATCATGGGTTTTACCTGTTCCTGGAGGACCTGCAATAAATCTAGGCTTCAAAATCTATCTCCCCTGTTGTCTCTGTGAACTCTCCTTCATGAGTAATGTCTTTCGCATCAATCTGTGGTTTATCTATACGCCAAGATACCAATGACTTTTCTTTGTATTTACCCCTATTCTTTTTTGCTTTTAATATTCTTTGTAATTTTAAAACCAAATCAACTCTTTCAAAACTTATCTTTTGACTGTGTAAAAAATCTTCAAATCTATCTAAATTAAATTCTAAGGAGTCCTTACTTTTACTAAAGTAAGGTAACCCATAGTAAAATAATTCTTTCTTATCAGTGTAAGCTTTAGTTTGTTTAATATAATTCATAAAATATTTTTTAAATACTAATTGACCATCAGCTTCATCTTCATAGTCTTCTGATTTTTTTCTAGACTCATATTTCTGTCTCATAATAACTTCAAAGTCTTTTGGTGGCATTTCTGGAATCCAAACCGATGCCATACTTATTACTGCATCATAAAATAGTTTTTTATTTCTAAGAGTTGGACCATCTAATATTATTTCTTTAGGTGTAGGAACTCCTTGAACCACTGCATTTATTTTAACAATGTATCTGTCTTGACCATATTCCGTAATCTCTCCAATAGATTCTTCTGCAACTTCCTTACCAGTTCCATTAGATAAATTACTATCTTCTGTTGCAACCCAACTAAATAATTCTGCAATAGCTTTTGTAGAGCAACCAATTATTTCTGCTAACTTTGGTAAACCTAAATTCTTTTGTGCTTCTTTACCTGTTGTACCTTTAGATCTTCTAGACTCTTTTTCATTATCATTAGAAGCTATCGCAAGATTATAAATAAATTCATCTATATCGTGAGCACTCCATTTAGTATGTTTTAATAAAACTCCGGCAATAGCTGTGCAATAACTATCTCTCTGTCCTTGTGGTGCATATAAAATACAAAGTGCAGTAGACAAGGCAACTTTTCTTAAGTCTGCATTTAAGTCTCCAGGATATTCGTTAAATCCTCCAAACCTTTCCCATCTTACTACCTCATTTGCTTTACTGTGTTGAGATCCAGGAACAATTGTATACCTAGTTTCTCCATGTCTTATCTCACACAACATCAACCCGTGTGGTAAGTTTTGACAGTTACTATTCTTTTCAAATTCTTTTGGTAATGAAAATTGCTTAAATTTTAATTTACCTTTCCACCAGTAATGACTGTATGGATTGCTACTTCTACCAGATACACTGTCGTGTATTGAAACATATTTTTCTATAAATCTTTTTGCAAGTTCATTATCAATGTCACAATCAACGTCTTCATCTAATCTTAATGCTATCTCGCAGTGTGAATATTTTTCTTTCCATTCTTCTTTCGTAATTTTAAAATCAGGTTTATTCCACCCTTTGACAATTGGTAAACCTTTTATACAGGGTATAATAACCCTGCCTAAATCTAACCATTGATCATAAGTGGTCGGACCACTATTATTTAAATTTTCTATCATAAATTTTTTATGGGCGAGTCCAGTCTCCCTTCATCGCCCACTTCCTAGGAACTTATAAATTTATAGTTTTTTTAGGTTCTTCTTGATTTTCCGGTTTAGCTTCAACTTCCCCTGTACCAACTCTGTCAGCGAAATTTTTAGCTATCTCGTACACGCCTTTATCCTGTATAGGACCAACTTGTGATACATCCCATCCAAACCATGTTCCTTTGTCATTTGACATTTGAACAGTCTTTAGTTTGTAAATGTGGCTGAATGTTGGCGGTGTAAATAAACCATTCTTACCTTGTAGTTTGATACCCATCATCATTGAGTTCCATTTTCTACTAATTTTTAATTGAGTAGCTTTCATAGAAATCAATGCAGTTGTTGGACTATCTCCTAACAAAATTACAAAATGATTAGCTGTGTTTTCAATATAATTACCATTAGGTAATCTATCTTTGTATGATTTGTCACGAGTAGTTTTACTCATGATATCACTTTCAGCACCATGAATTGCAACTGGAGCACCCGTACTATTACCCCTATCTTGCCATTCAACTAATTGTCTCTTGTAATGAACTGGAAGTACATCAACACCTTTAGCACCGTCATGACATTGACCGCTAACTGTATTTAATATCATTCCTGGTTCAGCACCTTCGATGTATTTTGCATGTACCTTATTTACTTCTGGTGATAGTTGTCCTAACACTTTTAGAAATGGTAATGCCATATCATCTTGAGACATATTTTCTGCGCCTTGATTTGCATCAGCTTCAAACATGTTGACTGCTAATGCGCCTGCTTCTTCTTTTTTTACTACATTGTTCATGGTTATTGTTTCCTTTTGATTGTTGTTTTATTTCCAACGAATACGTTGAAAAGTTCCGTTGGCATTTCTTTACCTGCCTCTATACGCTCACGGACTAGCGCTTTCAGAGTCATGGGTTCTACCTTCAACTTTTGTGTCGGTTGGAACCCTTGACCCTTCGCAAGGTCAGCATATGATGCTGCCTTGTTATCCTCGTTACGACCAAAAGATACTGAGATCTCGTTCTTAATAATATCCCCTAGTCCATTGTTACGAAGCCAGTTAAAAGCCGATTCTTTATTTGCTTGTGTAATTGAAGCACTATAGTTCGGCTTAACATCTACCGAAGATCCATCTACAAGTTTAAGGTGGGATAGACCCATCTCAGACATCATTGTAGGGATTACCTCGCTAGATAAATAATCAAAATTCTTTTTTTTATCTTTTAAAATTTCTTCAGATGCCTCTATTTCTTTCTGTAATTGATCTAGCTTTTCAACTTGATCTGCTAGGGACTGAATATTATCAGTTTTACCTAACATAGTTTGTTTGTCTTCTTCAAAGTTAATGTTACTCATCTATCTTTCCTCTTTCATATAAGTTAATTGCAATAGGATAATATTGTCTTTCTTGTTTATCCCATTTCAATAAATTGTATTTACCGTTAGTCATGTCAGAAACTATAGAACATGCTACTCCAATAATTGCAGGATCTCCAGTTAATAATAAATGATCTTCTGATGTAAAATTTTTTAACATTTTTCTAAGTTTAAAAATTAATGGACCAGGAGAAAATATTATCTGTGAAAGTTCCGGTAATAAAAAAACAAACTCACCATATTTTGATGCGCCCATAATATTTATTTTAGGTCTACCTTCAGCAGTACCAGCAATTTCTTGAATTACGTAAACTTTATTTTCTTTCATATTGACAATATAGTTATAAATGTTATCTTGTCAAGTAGAAAGAAGAAAAATTATGAACTATAAATTTAAAACAAAACCGTTCGATCATCAAATGACTGCATTAGAAAAGTCATGGAACAAAGAAACCTTTGCCTATTTTATGGAAATGGGAACAGGTAAAACAAAAGTCTTAATTGACAATATGGCTATGCTTTATGACAAAGGCAAAATAGATGGTGCTTTAATTGTTGCACCCAAAGGTGTAATTAAAACTTGGTATGAACAAGAAATACCTACGCATTTACCAGACCACATTGAAAAACTAACTGTTTTGTGGCAAGCAAATATTACTAAATCACAACAAGATAAATTAGATTCTTTATTTGCAACTGAAGAAACATTACATATTTTAATTATGAATGTTGAATCTTTTAGTACAGAAAAAGGAAAAGACTTTGCATTTAAATTTTTAAATTCTCACAAAGCTTTGATGGCTATAGATGAGTGTACAACTATTAAAAATCCCAGTGCTAAAAGAACTAAGAACATAACTTATTTAGGAGAGAAAGCTAAATACAGAAGAATTATGACCGGTTCTCCAGTGACTAAAAATCCATTAGATTTATTTTCTCAATGTAATTTTTTAAGTCCTTGGCTATTAGACTTTACTTCTTTCTATGCATTTAGAAATAGATACGCAGAAATGAAAACAATTAATGTTAGTGGTCGTTCTATACAGATAGTAAATAAATTTCAAAACTTAGGTGAGTTATCTGAAACATTAAAAGAATTTTCTTACAGAGTTTTAAAAGAAGATTGCTTGGACTTACCTCCAAAGACTTGGACTAAAAGGCATATCACATTGACTCCTGCTCAAAAACAATTGTACGAGACAATGAAAAAACAAGCCTTCGCACATATGAATGGTAAAGTTACATCTACTGTAACTGTGTTAACTCAATTGATGAGACTGCATCAAATTACTTGTGGACACTTCACAGCTGATGATGGAACGACTCAAGGTATTGCTAGTAATAGAATGAATGAGTTAATGAATGTTCTTGATGAGATAGAAGGTAAAGCAATTATCTGGGCTAACTATCAATACGACATAACTAATATAATTAAAGAAGTTAAAAAGGTCCATGGTCCGGGATCCATTGTTGATTATTATGGGCTCACGCCTCAAGATAAAAGACAAGACCACATTATAAAATTTCAGAACGATGATAATTGTAGGTTCTTGGTGGGTACACCTCATACCGGTGGATATGGTATCACGTTAACTGCCGCTAACACAGTGATCTATTATTCTAATGGGTATGATTTAGAAAAGAGATTACAATCAGAAGATAGAGCACACAGAATAGGACAGAAAAAACCAGTAACTTATGTCGACATAATCGCTGAAGATACAATCGATGATAAAATTGTAGATGCTTTAAGAAAGAAGATAAATATAGCTTCTGAAGTCTTAGGAGAAGAATTAAAGTCATGGATTTAGTAGGATATACGCGTAGGCGCGCCCAAAATTTGAAATTAAAGATCTACGGCTTTGCCTATAATAGGTTTATATTTTGTTTTACCATCTTCTCTATACGCCCATAAAAATTGTTTTCTAGGCTTGTCTTCTATATAAGAACAGTGGCACCATCCACTTGATGGCTCACCTTTTTTGTAGTGCTCGAGAATCATCTGGTCAAAGTCAAGATTTTTATATACCCAATCACAAAGTTCTGCATTATCTACAGCAGGACATTCAAAATCAACGGCTTCCGCATCACAGTGTTGACTATTAATTGAACTCCCTATTGCAACTGATAATTCAGGTGATCTATAGCAACTAGTCACAACTACAGGACCAAAATGATCTCTGACGGGTTGTAAAATATTATCACAAATTAATTTTAATTTTGCTATCTGGTCTGAGTTAGGGTTGTTATCTATGCCCTTACGGACAGCAGTGTCCGATTTAATTAATTCTTGAAGCGTAAAATTTCTACTTAGATTCACAGTAATATCCTCCCACAGCTTGTTTGTTATGAAATGCTTGTATCCAAATCTGTCCATTACCTGCAGAATAATTTGGATTCTTAACGTAGTATACTATCTTATCGTAGAGTTGAGAACAAGACATTCCTGGGGGAACAGGAATAGGTTTAAATTCGTATAAAGTACTTGAGAGTACGATTATTAAAATAAGTTTCACTTTATTTAGTTATTAACATGAATAGCATACTGGCCATACCCGCTATTAAAAATCCAACAGATGTCAATAAAATAGTTTCTATTCTACAAATCTGTTTTTCTATTGCACTAATTTTTTGATGAGTTTGTTTTTGCATAATTCTGCAAAGTTTTTCATGGTCTTCTATTTTTTGTAAAGCGTTTTTTTTCATTAAGTTCTCTGCCTTTGTGCAATTACTTTTTCACTTGGAGATAATAATGCTTCTTGAGTTGTTGTCAAGCCTGTGGTTTGATTAATTTGTGGTGCACTTGCTACTAATTTAGGCTCACCTGAATCAGGCAATGGTGGTGTAGGTAATTCACTTTGTATCCCTGTCTTAGGTGCTCCAGGAACTACTAAATCTTTAACTGCTCCAGGAATTTTTCTAATAGTTCTCTCAATAAAACCTTGTTCCAACACAGGATTTCCTTGTTGATTATAGATCAACTTGCCTTCTTCATTTGTTTGATATTTTTCTCTATCAGGGTAGTATCCTCCTTCAAATTGTTTTGTCTCTTCATTAAATGTTTCAGGGAAAAACTTAACATTACTATAAGCTGCTTTAACTTTGTCTAATTTTGATTGAGGAAATAAAAAATTTCTGTTAGCTGAATAATAAAAATCTTTATTATCATTATTAAGATTTTTCATTTGATCTTTAACAGCTTTAACTTTGTTTTCAAATCTGGGTTTAGAATAATTAACTGGAGTAAATCTACCTGACATAAGGTTATTAATTAGTGCACGAGGAGTACCTTGAGCTTTCATAATCTCAAAAATTTTACCTGTCGATAAATCTAATAGTTCTAAATCTTTCATTCTAATATACATATCTCTTTGAACTCTTAACGCTTCTTGTTGCATTTGATCAAATGTCTTAACCATATCTGTTGGAGTTTTACTTGCAAAATTTGCTACACTATAAAATTGTTCTGTCTCATCCACTGCTCTTAAGTTAGCGTTCATTGTACGTGTAAAATATCTAAGATCTTTTTTAACATCAATTCTAATGATCCGTGTTCCAGTAAACAAGGCTAGTAATTCGTCCATTAAGTTTACAGGTTTACCACCTTTAGTTAAATCTTTAGTAAGTGCATCGCCAATTTTTCCACCACTAGTAAGTATACCGGGCTTGACTCCATTTAATATGTGAGCAAATGATTTAATAAATTTATCTCCCAAGTCATCTGTTTGCGTATAAACAAATCCTCCTCCATCTTTTCTACCATTTCTTGTAGTAACATCTATAAATCTATCAAACCCTAAAGGTTCTGATACAAAAGGTTCGATCAGTGTTCTTACTGGACCGTCTTCTGCAAACATAAGATTTAATACAAACTGTTCTGTCTCTTGTGGATTTAAATCTTGAGCTCTTGCTTGAGCAATAGCTGCCTCTAAAGGTTTAGCTAAACTATCGTATGGACTGAAGTAAGAAAAATTAATAGCTGCACTCTCGCCATTCTTCCATTCTTTAACAGCAAGAAGATTTGAGTTTGCATCCCATGATGCAGCTGATGATCTTTTGTAAGCATCCCATTGAGAATCTGTACTGCCTGTAAGCAACTGAGAAATTTCTTGGAAACCGTTACCTATTGCGTAACTAGTTAAAAAAGCTCCTGTTAATCTTCTTAAACCCATTTGTCTAATAACTTCATTAGGATGAGCAGCTTCTTTTAATCCTGTGCTTATAATATTTGTTCCTGTTCTAAGGATTTCTGCAGGGAAAGATATGAAATTTCCAAAAGGAAGTTTTCTTAATTCTTGAATAACTGGAGGTACTTTACTGTAAGTTGGGTACGTGTTTCTTAAAAGATAAGCTGACCCTTCTTCTATGGCATCGTCATAAGTTTTAAGTACTCCTGTAACGGGATCGATTGAATCAAATTCTTTACCCATATATCTAAACCAACTTTTAACATCGTCTATACTTTTTAATCCTTGAGAAAGTTGTGACTTACCATACTCCCAGCCGTATTGTTTCCATAAGTTATCTCCCCCAGCATAAACTCTTGCAACTTTATCTGTAGGTGCCATCTTCATTAACCTATCAAACAAAGCATCTGTTGTATTAATAGAACCATCTTTCAATTGACTCAAGACTGATTTCATTTCTGATGCTACTACGTTTTCATCCCAGACTCCTAGTCTTACTAATTTTTCCACGTAGTTATTAAATTCTACTTCATCAATTTTATTACCACCGGCCTTAAATATATCTCTTGCTACAATTCTCATAGCGTCAGCAACACTAGCTCTGTTACCAACGTGGCCATTCATTAATGAAAAGAATGAAGCTGAAGTTACGTTTCTGACTTGTGTTTGAGGAGAGTATAATGTTTTACCTATCTGTACTCCAACTTTAAATTGTAATGCGTGTCTGTAGAAAGCCATTTGAACTAACTTATCTAATGCGTTTCCTACACCTTGAAACATTTGTACATATTCTGGAGACGTATATTTATTTAATAAATCTGATTTCATAATTCCAAGTCTTGGAACTTTAGTTATTTTTTGTGCACCAATAAACCCTGCATTAATTGCATCTTCTGCATTGTTAAATAACCAACCATTTTTTAACCCTGACTTTGCAATGTAATCTGCAGCTCTTTTGTTAGCCATGGAGGCTATAGCTTCTGAAGTTGTGTAAGCAACAGATCCTTTTAAATTTCTTTCAGGCCCAAGTAAATTTTTAATCTCTGTAGGTAATTCTTCTCCTGTTTTTAAAAATCTAAATTTATCATTTTGTAATATTCTTGTACCAATTTCTTTTAACTGTCTTAAAGGAGACTTACCCTCTGCTTTGCCTGTTCTCAATATATCTTCTGCATGCATTCTAGCTGATTCTTTATACGCTTCTTCTGCATCTAATTTAGGAAAAGTTTTTACTGCTGATTCTCTTAAATTTTTATTTTTTTTAATTACATTATTTGCAAGATAACCTATAGCTTTGTCCATTACCCCAGCTTCAGGAACATGCTCTGGATTTGTAAAAGTTTTAAATGATCTAACTAAATATTTACCAATGTTATCAACTTCTAGATTAGACATATCTTTAATTATTTCATCTGCTTCTTTACCCTTAGGTAAAGCTTTTTTCATCTCACTCATTATTTTTTTAATGTCTAATATTAAATCTTTAGTACCCGCTTGAAGTTCTTTAGGTAAATCATTTATTTTTAATTGTCCTTTTACTACTTTATCTGCATCAGCTAAAATATTTTGTACAACTTCTTTAATTTCATCTGCGTAATATTTTTGCATTGGAGAAGAAGTTGTTGATTTATTGTATTCGTTTTCAAATTTTTTAGCTAATTGATAAGCAGTTTTTTCTAACCCTTCATAAGTTCTATCTATTTTTCTAGCTCTAGCTTTTATATATAACTGCACCGCTTCTGATACACCTTCAATGTCTTTTGGAGCTTTACCATAAGATCTAAACCAAGATAGTTTATTGTCTAATGATTTAAGACTTCTGTCTATTATTTTAGGAGAAGTTATAGATTTCAATCTCCATTTTTCAAATGGAGGTAATTGAGTTACAATTTTTCTAGACATACCTGATATAATTGCAGGTGCAATAAGTCTATTAATTGTAAAGCCTGTTGCGTTTTGTATTTCTTTAGATAATTCTTTTGCTACTGGAGCAATTGGATTTTTAATTCCTCTATAATTTTTTAATCCTAATTTAAATCTGTCCGCACCTAATAAATACTCAGCAGGTCTAACCATTATATTATTAATTGTTTTAGCTCCTAATTGAGCCGCTCCAATACCATCAACTAAAACTTTCTTACCCATTTTAATTTGAACTTTATTAGATAGTAAAGGTTTTAATCCAAATTTGTAACCTAGTTGAGTAGCCTTACCAATTAAAGGAAAACCTCCCCCAATCATTGTGCCTTCTAAACCATATTTAATTCTATTTCTAAATTCAGTCCCAGCTTTTTTTCTACCTGACAAACCCTCTGTGCTTTCTGGTTCAAAAAATAAAGATTCTCTTCCAGGTTCTGATGCTAAAAAATCTGTAATTCCTACAATCGTTGCACCTTCAAGTGATCGTGCTGCAACTTGACTTACCTTTCGAGCTTTGCCTCCTTTAACAGAGTTTGCAGCTTTCCATATTTTACCTATTGCAGGTATTCTTCCTACAAGTTTTGTAACAGCTGTACCCGGTACTCCAAATTGTGTAAGGATTGAAGTTACTTCACCCCTCCATGTTTCAGGACGATTGATTAATGTTTCTTCTCTATCCATTGCTTTTTCAAAAGCAGTATACAAATCTGTTCCGGCTATAATATCTGTGCCTGCAAAAAATAATGAACCTACACTGTTTTGAAGATCCGTGACCCCTGATTGAATACCCTTGGCTATCTCATCAAGACCTGAGATGTAATCTTTTTCTTCAGTAATTGTTCTGTCATTGATTTTAAAGGTAGCATTGTATTCGTCATCTCCTGGAAGTTTTGATATAGCTTCCATCGGATCTTTGCCCGTTAACATAGTTTCAACCATTCTTTTACCTGGTTGCAACGTCTGCATTAGACTCATTACATTTTTAGGATTAGATTTTGAAAACCATTTAACAGGTTTCTTAGGTTCAGTGGTGCTGGTTAAGGCTTCTTGAATTTTCATCTTGACTTGTTCAAGATCTAAAGGTTTGGGATCCCTTACTTCTACTTCTATAGCTTCGTCGTCTTTTTTGTCTAAGAGAAATCGTTCGTAGGCAGTTGTGGCCATGTTACGCCTCCGCTGGTAATACTAAGTTAACGCTATATTTTTTATTAAATTGATCTACATCTTGTTGAGTAGAAATCATTGCAAAGTCTTCTAATGCTTCAGCACTGCTTGTCATAAGATTAATAATATCATCTGTAATTTCTTTAGGTAATCTTGCTCTTAACTGATCAAAGCTAATAGGGTTATCATTTTGTGGAGCTACTCTCTCATCAATAGTTTCTTCCATAGCCATGTTGCCTTGAGGAGTTTGCATGTCCATACCTATTTGTTCTTGCATTACATCGCCACCCATATTGTAACCCACTCTTCCACCGGAAGCAAATTGACCTAAGATTTTTTGTATCTCACCAATAACTACAGGATATAATTTTGGATCTTCTGTTCCTGTGTATAAACCTGTACCATCTATTTTATCTTGTTTTACAGCATTCTCAGCTAGACTATTATATAAATTTTGACCTGCACTAGACTTAACAAACAATTCTAATGTTGCAGCAGTGATAGGATTGTTTTTAGAAAGATTGTTTCTAGATGTTTTTAAGACATCTAATTCAATTTCAAGTTTTTGTCTTGCTTCTGGAGTAAGACTTTCATCTGTTAATTGTGATTCAATGTCATATATTTTTGGAATAATTTTTTCTAGTTGTGCTACTTTTTGTAATTCAACAGCCATTTTTGCACCGCCTTCGTTAGCTGCTCCAGCTGCTGCAATATCTATGTTACCTTCTAACATCATTTTAAATAGATCAGCTTCGGATTGAGTCTTACCCATTCTTTGTGCATCTATGTCAGCGTATAATTGTTCTGTTGGACCTTTAGCAGACGTTGCCATTGCAGATAGTAAACCTTGTGTTGGAGATGTTGATGCTAAGTTTAATCCAAACGAAGTTAGAAATCTTGACATGCCTTCACCTTTAGGTCTTTCCGGATAAGGTCTGTAAGATTCTATAACTTCAGGAGTCATCCCTTCTCTAGTGTCTTTTACTATATCTCCCATGTTGTAATTTTGTCTAGAAGATTGTAGACCAGAAGTAATACCAGAGTTCGTTGAACCCCCCATTCTAAACATTGGTCTTTTTAAAGTTCTGTTATTCATACTAACCTTTGTTATTTATAGCGCCGTAAATTCCACCAAGTGTTGATCCAATTGAAATTGCATTTTGTAATGGTGAAGGATTAGGTTCAAATTGTGATTTTGTTGCACCCGGATATCCACCCATCAATCCTGCTACTTGACCTGCGTATCTAGATAGATTTTCTTGAGGTAAGAAAGCAGCTTGTTGGTTAGCTTGTGTTGTTGCAGCTAATTCAGCTTGTGTCTGTGCTTGGTTTGCAGATCCTACTTGACCAAGAGTTGAAACATCTGATCTTTGTAATCCTGGTAACAACTGAGCTAGGCCCTGTTGATTTGAAAATTGTTGTTGTCTTTGTTGTTGAGCTTGACCAAATCCTTGTTGTAACATACCCGCTTGAAGTAAAGCTCTTTCTCTATCTGAACCTAATTGATACTCAGCTTGCATAACGCCTTCTCTACCGCCGCCATAAGCTCCAGCAGTAATAGCAGCATCTCTTTGCCCTGTTCTATTGATAGCTGCGTTTCTGTCAAACTCTGAAAGTGACGCTTCCATAACTTGTGATTGGTAAGGAGACATATACTCTTGAATAGATCCTGCTCCAGTTCCGCCACCGGCTCCTGTTAATGATTGTGCTTCATTTAAAAAAGGTTGGTAACTTCCAACACCTGATCTTGCTAAATTGTAAGCTTCTGTTTGTGCTACGTCTTGGCCTGCAACTTGTGGTGCAAGTCCTGATAAACTTTGTTTTCTAGTTTCAAATGCTCTAGCTGCTTGTTGTCTAGCTGCAAAATCTGCTGCTGATTCTCCCCCTTGTTGAGAGATACCTGCAAGACCCGTTCCTACTGTAGGTACACCTGTTGATGCTACGAGTTGTTTTGAAAGGTCAACACCTATGTCTTCTATAAACTGCGGTGGACGTGTTCTAGTTTCAGTTAATGCCATTATTTTTTCTTTTCTTTATTTTTTTGTTTAATTTTACCAGCAACAGTAGCTGCACCAAGTGTAGCTACAGCACCTGCACCTACTTTTTTAACTATTTTAATTTGTTTGTTTAATTTAATAGTATCTGGATCTCTAACGTTACCACTATATTTATCAGTTCTTTGAGACTGATAAAGTTTATCAGCTTTTTTTGTTTTTCTGTGTGCTGTGTATGCTTTCCCTAAACCTTTTATTGCTGTAACTAGTCCCATTATATTACTTCCTCTAATCGTTGTGATGTTTGAAACATTTCATTAGCACCTTGCATACGTTTTCCTACAGATTCTAATTCTTTCATTTGTGTATACAGCTTTTCTGCACCTAAATCAACATCTCCTTCGCCTGCTCCTCTTACAGCATCTGCTGTAAATACAAACTCATTCTTGCTTAATCTAGCTGGAACGTCATCTTTTTTTTCATACTCTCCGATAGGTACAAACCCGCCATCTTCTCTGTAATCTTTTTCCATACCATTCATGTCTAGTAATTCTTCTGATTCACCTTCCATTATTTCGCCACCCATAGGTCCACCTTCTGCTCTCATTGCTCTTGGTAAATAATCATATGGCTTTTCTCTAATTTTTTTTACATCAATTCCTGTGTTATCAACGTACTTATCTTCATCTTCATCTTCTTCTGTAAACAATGCTCCTGCTGCACTAAGTGCTGGAATAATTACCTCTGGTTTGTTTAAAGCATAAGTTCCGGCTTTTCCTAATAACCCTTTTAAACCTTGAGATTTTAAACCTTGCATAAATGAAGTTCCGCCAAGTCCACCGGACAATCCATAACCTCCTAAACCTATTAAAGCTGCTTTACCTAAAGGACTTTTAAATACTTTTTTAATTTTTTTAAATATACTTCCTAAACCATAGGCACGTCTACCATCGTCACCCATACTTCCACCGTAAGCTTTGCCCACTCTTCCACCATCAGCTCTAAATGCTAGACCTAATTGGAACGGTTCTTCTTCCTCTGCTTCTTCTTCACTATCATCTCGTGTTGTAGGAATAAATTGTTGGTCGTTACCTGAGTCTCTAAAGTTTCCTATAAGACTGTTATCCTCTCCATATTCAAAACCTTCAGTTGGATTACCGTAAGCGTCTGTTTTACCAGCCATTCTATTTGACATATACTTATCATATTCTTCTTCAAAATCTTCTTCATCATAACCTAATCCAGGAATCTTTCCTGCTCTTATAACATTTTCATAAAAAAATTTTCTATTAGGTGAATTATTAAATTTTGCTGCAGCTTGCATCCATGATGGCATGTATTTAGGAAGTTCTGGTTTTGTTTCTAGAAAAGTTTGTCCTCTTGTTTCCCTATCATTTAAATCTCCCTGAAAACCAATATCTATTGTTTCTCCACCTGGCCCGTAAAAAATAGTAGAGTCCATTTGATTACCATCTTGTCTACCTAATGTACCTGTTGCTTTTTTAGTATTGTAAGTTTGTTGTGCACTACTCCTATCGTCATTGCTTGCAGAACCAGTATTATTTTGAGAACCACCTCCTTGACCACCTGTATCTCCCGGACCCGGTGTATTGCTACCAGTACTTCCACTATAAGCACCTGAACTTCTAGCTTCATCTCCGTAATCTGAACCACGATAACCTGGACGTTTACCGTCTTTACTTGGTTTAACTAATTGCATAACTCCACCGTCAGCAGCCATGGTCCGTGGTTCTTGCATCATGTCTTGAGGTTGAGAGCTCATGTTATTATAAATTTCTCTTGCTTTGATTGAAGCTGCTTCAGGATCCATGCCATCAGCTATTAACTCAAAGTAAATTTCTTCTAAAGTTCCTTCTTGGCCTGACTCCATAGAAGCCATTTTCATGATCCCTGATCCTTGGTCCGGGTTCATATCTCCTTCGTACTTGATGCTTGGAGCACCAGCCGTTAGTTCTGTTTCTTCTATAATATCTGTAATTGCCATGTTCTTTAAAATACCTTATTTTTGTTTAATTTACAACTCCGAACCTGCACCAAAATTAATTTCTTCTACAGTTACCTTAACATCTCTACGAACATGTTCAGGTTTAGTGTCAGTATTAACGTTCTGTACGTCAGCTAATGCTTCTGCATCAGACATGTACTCTTGTCCTGTTTGTGTATTAGTCAAAGTTACTTCACATTTAGGGGTAATAACTGTAACACTTTTACCGTTAATTATCTCTTGTCTTTTACTTGCTTCTGTCTCTATAAATGGCATTATTTATCCTCTCTGTTAATTTCTAATATTGATGCTACTGCAAACAATCTATTTGCATCTGCAGCGGTTACTTGTAATACTTCCCCTTCTAACATAATCAAGGGTTCTGTTAATAATTGTTTACTTTCATTAGCTGCAATTGCTTCTACATTAAATAAAGTAAATTTAGCAGCACTTGCTGCCGGATCACCATCAAACAAATCTACAGTAATGGTAGTAGCACTTCCGTTATCACTACTAACTAGAATAGCTTTTACAATAGCTCTAGAGTTTGAAGGTACAGTATACAAAGTTGTAACTGCATTAGTTGTTAAATCTTTTTTAGAATTTAAATATATATTTGCCATGTTATCCTAATCCAAACCAAGTGTATCGTTCTGAATCTTCTTTTAATTGTGTTAAAAATGTAGAGTTTAACTGTTCAACAATAGAAGTTAATGATCTATTTATTTGTCTTTGGTTATCCTCACTATATTCTTTTTTAGGTTCGGGTAATCTTACTACAACTCTTGTCATTATCTTTTACCATCCGGTTGTAAATCAATTAAGAATGTTCCAAATCTCCATTTTTCTCCAGCCCCTGTATTTTCTATTTTTAAATTTGCATACCTTCCTCTTGCTCTAGTATCTTCTTTAGTTGTAGAAGATGTAATTGTAAAAGGACTTAATGTACTTTCTTCAATAGTTGCAGAAGGGTAATCTTTTAAACCTATTGTAACGTTTGCATTTCCTGTTAATGTTTTAAAATCTGGCACGAATCTTCTCATGGCTAAAAATGTTTCTGGTTGTTCTTGTTGTAAAGCAATATCATAAGATTGTAAAGTTGAAGTTAAAGCCGTAGTTGAACCATCAGGATTAATCTGATCAGTACCTACTTCGTGTTCAAATAATGTAGTTCTACCTAATCCATCTTCACCAATAACGTTAGGGAAAGTACCATTAGCTGTAGAATTATAACTAGAAGCATAAGGTTTTGGATAAATTAAAGAATCAATCCATGCTGTTCTAATTGAATTTGTATTAACTCCTGTATACCAATTGCCCATTGGAACTCTTTGAGATTCACCATAGTTAAATACAACATACCTATCGTTAAAATTTGAATTAGAAGTAGGGTACCACCAAGTTACTTCTGTAAATAAATTATTTATCCCTGCACAAATCTGTTGACCTTTAGTTGTATCACAATCGCCAAATACATAATCTTCAACAGAGCAAGCTAACGAGTTAACCGTACCATCAAAAGAAAAGAAACCATTGTTAGACATCCAATAAGCAACACCATCAATTTCAACAGCAGCGTTTTTACCAATCAATCCACAGTTAGTACCTACTTGTTCAAATCCAAATGTAAAAGGTGCTCCTACAAATTTCATTGTATACAATGCGTTGTCAGTCCAAACTAAAATATTTTCTTTGGCAATAATACTTCCTACAATTTTAGTACCATCTTGTAATCTTTGTGAACCGGCACTGTTAGTTGCTTTAATTGTATAAGCATTAATAGCTTCTTGATCTGAAAATCTTACAAACATATCATCTTGAGTTGTGGGATCTCCTATATCATTTTCTGTTCCAAAGTGAATTAAGTGACGTGTTGTGGGTGATATTAAAGTTAATCTTGAAGCAGTTGGATTACCCTCTGTTGTAGTAATAGCTGTTTCAAATCCAGATGTTGTAGTAGACGCTCTTGTTGTAAACCTTGCAGCAATACCTGAGTTCCAAGTAAACGTTTTACCATTAGAAATAGTTGCAACAAGTACTTGACCAAAATTACTTAAAGACCAAAGCCCTGATTCTAGAGTAACAGTTGATGCTTCTACAGCTGAACCCCATCCAGAATAATCTGATGCGTCTGTAACCACTGCTCCTGAACTGTGTGCTGCTGCTGTTGTACCCTTGGCCCCACGTGTAGCTCCAGTAAAAGTATTTGTACCTTTACCTGAATATGTAATAAGTTCACTTCCAATAGCAACAGTTCCTGCTGTTGGAAAACCTGTGTTAGATGTAACAGGAATAGTTGTTACACTATCATTAATTCCAGAAGATAAAGTATTAGCTAGAGCTCCTGATACAGGACCTCCATATTGAGAAATACCAAAACCATAACCATAAGTTTGTTGTGCTGGACCCACTGATTGATAAGGTTCTACGATCATAGCACCGCCAGTTGACACTGCTCCAGTTGCTTGGTTTAAAGAATCAATTGTAAATGTAGTGTTAGTGGGTACTGTTAAAACTTGAAATAGTTTGTCTTCAAAATCAGAAGCAGAAAGTCCTGTACCACTAGGTAAGGTTACAGAGTTTAATAAAATTATATCTCCAACTTCTAAACCATGTGCTGATGTAGTTGTAATAGTACAAGTTTTATTTGAAGTACTATTTGTGGCTAATGTAGATGATGTAAATGTGGTTTGAACTCCAGCATTATTGCTACGAAAAGGAGTTATATCAAAAAGTTGTCCTTCAAAATAAAGAAGTAAAAATTTATCAGTTCCTATTGCAACATAACGGTTACCTTCTAGATCAACAAAGGAATGCATTTTTCTAGAAACACCTACAATTGTATCTAAAGTAAGTGAAGACCACCCTCCGACTTTTTCAGGAAGACCATATCTAAATCTTATGTTATCCGATTCTACCCAACGTCCAACTGCACCAACAGCTGTATCTTGTTTGTTTACACCGGGTAAAAATTTAATGGAAGTAAGAGCCATGATCCGTGCTCCTTACGCTGTGTTCGTTTTATACGCCCAGCCTCTTGTAGAGTCTACAAAAACCAAAGTAATAGCTTGACCATTTGTACTTAAAGTTAAATTACTTGTGCCAGAGTTAATAGGTTTGTTGTTCCTGTTAATAATACAGTTGTTAGATCCAAAAGTTCCTCTAGCATCTATAATTGTAACTTCATCTCCTGTAGCTGGAGCAGCAGGTAAAACTATTGTAATAGGGTTAGAAGTAGTATTTGCTAAAATTTGATTTCCTGCAACTGTTGTGTAGGATGAATTAGAATCTGTAATTGTTGCATAACCTTTTTCTATAAGAGTTGTAGTAGTTTGAGCTCCATCAGAAACACACATTAATGTTGATCCAGGAGGCACAGGTTGTGCTGTTCCACTTGCTGTTTTTACATCTAATGTTCTATTTGATGTTCCTCTAACCGTAGCATCTTCAATAAACCATAGTCTAGTAACTCCACTTCCACTAGGCATTGTTAATATTCTGTTAGCTGAAAGAGTTCCCGTTAGTTTTAAAAATATATTTTTACCATTAGACTCAGCACCATCAGTTAG